AGTTAGTGGACCGACGTTAGTCCCAAAATCTGGAACTAAACGGTTAACAGGATCGTCTATGCCTGATCCTCGTTGGTCATTGAATGATATGGTTAATCGAAGAGTATGGGTAAATACATATACATGGTCAGTCTCTCAAAGTATGGGAACAGCAATAGCAACATTACATTTACCATCAGATGTTATTGTGAATTATTTACAATCAGCAGCCTTTGAAAGGTTTGTGTATTGGAGGGGAACTATTGCGTTGGATTTTGAATTATCTGGTATGCGACAACAACTCGGAAGACTTAAGATTTTTGCAGTACCATTTACGGATGCATCAGTTACAACAGCTTGGCATTTGGGAAATCCGCAAGTTTATTATGGATTGAATCCGTTGAGTTTGGATCCATCTTCTAATATTAAAGATCGTTTGGTAATACCTTTTTATAATCCTAGAAATTATATTTCTATAAACGGACCAGCAGTAGATGCAAATATTGATTTTACAGCAACAGTTTTGGCAGTAGTTTTAGTACCATTAGGCAGTGCTACATGTGCTCAACAACAGATAAATATGACAATTTGGGCTTCTTTTTTGGAAGATTCAGAATTCCATGTACCGTTGAATTCAAGTGCAACAGGGCGTTCTTATAATCAAGAGCATGCCAGACGTTTACAACAGAGTTCACGAGCAATTCCCATGCGACCTGAAGGTGGTCAAATATCAACAACAAATAATGTGACAGCTTATGGTAATATGGATGGAACATGTATACCAATGAAGATGACAAATGATGATTTTCAAGGAGCTGCATCTGGAACCAATTGAGTGTACCAGCTTTTGATAGAGCAGCGAGATCAATTAATCCAATAAATGTGGTTAGGAAATACATACAGAACTTTGCCCACAGTAAAGGCTCAGAATTGGTAACAAGAATGGATCTTGATCCATCAAATTTGGCTATTAGTATACGAGAACATTTTTCAACTAATGAAAACGAGATGGCTATGGAGTTTTTAATTTCGAAACCAACATGGGTTCAAAATATTGCGTGGCCAGGAACAACAACATATGGTACATCATTATATTCTGCATTTATTGGACCTATGTTTTCTTTGTTTACGCCTGGAACAACGACTCAGGTTAATATTATTCAAGGACAGCAAGTAAAGATGACGCTTTGGGAATATGCTACAATGAATAAAGCATTTTGGCGAGGACCAGTGAGAGTGCGGTTGGAGT